ACCCGCACCATGAGGAGGAACACCACACGTTGCATGGGGGGTTTTTTAAGGAAAAAAAAAGGGGGCGTTTTCCCGCCCAGTTAATTACTTAATCTATCTACCAGCCAGCCTGTTGCCACAGCTCCCGCGATGTATGACCAGAGATTTCTTTGCCGCTTCGCAAGCTTCACGTCATGCGTCAGGTCATCTATTTTCTTCGTCAATCTGTCTAAAGATATCTGTAGCTTCATCAAGTTCTCTTCGGCTTTCTTTAATGAGATCTCTGCACTCTGCAATTGTTTCTGTGCTTCTATCAATTCTTTTCTGCACTCTGTCAGCTGATTCTGCAGCTCGGTCAACTCTTGAGATGCTTCTGTCGAGTTGTTCTCCAGCCGATTTAATTTGCTTTCCAGCAGATCTAACCGCATCTGCTGATTGCTTGCTGTACTCTTGAGCTTCTCGTACTGCGTCCTTTGCATCACCACCGTTTCCGTCGCCTGTGGTGCCGCTGAATATGAGATATACGAGCAGGGCGACAACAGCAACGACAGCGCAAGCAACAGCGATAATCTTTTTCTTCTCATACATTACGCACTCCTTTGATTCATATAAAATATAGCTTTGCCGCGAAGGATGTCTCCGCCGGACATCCACTCTTCTCCTGCGTGTAAGATCGTCAAATCAGATCTTTCACATCCGTTTTCCGGTCCATACGGTTCGTGATAATACTCACCGTCCATGTTATCTGCAGCCTCGGCATGCGTCATTACATGCTGTATATCTACAGGCATCTCCATCACGTCACAGACGACTGCGATGACCTGCGCCAGACATTCGATCTGCGCGTCGGTCGGTGGACAATCTCCTAATTCTACATCTTCATGTGACCATGCTGTATATCCGCGGCAACAATCCAGAGTGATTGCGATAGATCCTGTGTTTCGCCGGTATGTCGCTTCCGGCGTCATATATAACGGTAATGTGTTAATTATTGTCCCGTTTCCGCGGATACATATGTGATAATCATCGCTGTCCGTGTTGTAATCTCCGCCGGTCCAGTGACAATATGCTTTCGCATCGCGACCCATCCGGCGTGCATTGTCTTGTATGATTTCTTTTGCGTCTAAAAGCGCTGCTTTGAATTCTTGCAGTGTCATGATTACCTCCATCTAAAAAACCGCCATTTAGCGGTTATTTCTTGAGTTTCGCAAAAATATTGTTGTCAAGTAATGTTATCAACTTGTCGATGTGATGATTTCCTGCATCTCTCAAATTCTCACAAATAGACAGTATCTCGTTGTAGCAGATATACCCGAACATGAATTTAAGCACTGGCCATGACAGCGGTATCTCTATCGCCGATAAAACGGTATCAATCTGCGAAGCTGTAAGAATAAGAATTGTGAATAGGATAAATTTTGTTAAAAATCCCCAAAGCATGATTTTCGATTTCAGCCGTTTTGCGCTGAAAGCAAGAATAATGCCATATAACTTCTCCCGTGTCGTCAAGTAGTCGGGATCCATCCCTTTATCTACTAAGTATTGATATCCGATTGCAAGCCAGCGTGTACTGATATCAATGATAATCAGCCAGAAGTACGCATTGAGCACTACGCCGTAGGAACTGTTGATGAACGATAGAATATACATCAACACAACACTTACGACCGTCTTCGATTCCCATTTGTCTAAGAGATTGAGAGAAGTTCGGCAGAAATATTCTGCAAAGTCTATAATGTCTAAGACGAAAACGCATGTAACAAAACCGCCCCACCAGATCGGCGGTTTATTATATTTTTGTATTTTTCTTTTGAGTTTTTGAAAGAATGTCATGATGTCTCCTCGTCTATTCTGTGTCTATTCTGTCAAATCCGCGTCAGTCTCATGCTTGTTTATCTCGCTTGACCAGCTAATTTTCATGTATTTGTTTCTTAGAACAGTAGTTCCCCAGGCGGTGGTATCGTCTTCATCATTTGTGACTTTCCAATAATAATCTATGCCTGCGTGTAACCATATAAAATCAATAGAGATGGGCATACCCGGAGATACTTTTATGTATCTATCTTTAATGCCGTCTGATATTTTAATTACTGTAATGTCGGACGCAACGTTAAACTGATAATTGTCTGTGATTTCAACGGACCCTTCGTTTTCTCCGGATTTTATCTCCTTTTTAATGTAGTATTTTTTACCGTCAACACCGCCAAATGTGTACATGTGCGTCTCGATGACATCTCCGACTTTTGCGTAATGCGGCACGCCGCCGATATCGAGTTTTAAATAATTGTTTCCGACTAATGATTTATCCGTCGTCAATTCAGCGATTTCTTCTTCTCCGTTCGGTCTGATAATTTTAAGCTTGTCCATCATTCTACTCCTATCTTTGCCCCGTTCGGCAATTTAATCATATTTCCGTCAAAAATTTCTGTCTTCTTTATGTATTGCGATAAATCCGCTGCGGGCCCCGGTGGACCTTGTATTCCTGTATTTCCTTTTTCTCCCTTTTCGCCCTTAGGGATTGAAAAATTAAGAACGACGTGACTGCTGTCGCCACTATTTATTACTTTTGCTTGCGCTCCCGGTTCCGCCGTAGTCGTTGTTCCGACTTCTACTGATACCGTCTCGCCCCCGCCGCTTCCACCTTGTTTGTACAGATACTCCAAGTTGTTTGCGATATAGTCTAAGATACCGTCGTTGTTTTTCGTACAGAACGGTGTATTTTTCCCGAATGCACCAGTCTGTATGATGTTATCGTTTTCGTCTCTTATTTCCGGATGTTGAAATGTCTGCGGTTTCATTTCTCTACCTCGGATTTCTTAATTTCAAGCGTGACGGTATCGCCGTAGTTCAATTCATCGGTTTCTTCTTGCGACGTTGTTGACATAGCATAGACTTCGCCTGTGTCCGGATTATGAAAACTGAATGTCGTCAGAACTCCGTCGTTCTGTGGATACGACACTTTGCCGTTAACTTTACATACTCTTTTCATGATTTTTCTCTCCTTTTTTAGTAACCAGTTACGTTGATAAATAAAATGCAGGTAGCGCGTAGGACTCCTGTCGGTATATTTATGTCGCCGTTATTTGGCGATCCGTAATCAGCAAGCCAAGTTGCTTTCAACGTATTATTATTGAGCCAATTTATCTTAAGAGAACTCTGCATAACAACCTGCGGCGTGCACTTTTGGAACTCATGCATTGAGAACATAAGCGCCGCAACTTTGTCGCACGGAAAAGATGTTTCCGGCATAGTTGACGCCAGCCCCGCAGCGTCGTTCGTCGATATTTCCGACTTGATATGCCTGCCGACAACACGCATATAGACTGATTTACTGTTAAATACCAGCTGTCTTGTTTCCGGATCCCAGATAAATAGACCCGCTCCAGATGTGTCTTGTTCGACCAGTTCAGTAAATATATACAACGTGACTGCGTCATGTGCCTGTTCTTTTGTCATCGATACGCTGTCATGCGCTTGTATACGGACTATCATTTTCCCCGCCGCGACTTCTGTCGTAGCGTAGTATTGCGGATTACTACAATGTATAGCTGGTAGATAATTTAGTCCGAACGGTATCTCATACTCCCAATATCGCCATCCGCCGTTTCCGCCCATCTCTGTCGGCGACGGCAGCTTATCTACTTTTAGCAGCCGTAAGTTTTTATATTTATTGTTAATGATGAGGTGCCGATCCACGTTGTAAATTTCCAAGAAATTAATAAGTGCCATAGTATATCCTTTGTTTATGTACGTGATCGAAATCCCCACGATACACCCAGTTAATTTGATTTTCAGACGTCGTTATCTGCATTGGTGCTGTATACTCCGCCGTTTCCGGAACAAAAAACACAAACAACCGGTCATTATCTCGAATATCGATAGTTCGGCTTCCAGTCGGTGTGTCGGCTGCAAAACTGCCGAGAATGCGGGTCAGTGAATCTGTGATGTCAAGTATCAGCCCTTTTTGCGGATGATAAATCTTTAGTCCGATCGCCATTACACATTTACCCCCAACGCTATAACTCTGAAATTATTCTCATCGAAAACCTGAATCAGATTGTCTTGTATTACCGTTCTTGCTCCGCTTGTCGCTGTTTCCAGTTTACCGATTCTTGCTGTGATTGCTGATAGCGATGTAACCGCCAATTTATCAGCCGTAATCGCTTTTGCCGCAAGCATGCGGCTCACTATGACATTGTTATCTATAACCGTAGTGCTCTTGATGTGCAGATACTTTCCGTCTATTGTCGTCGTAGTCGGTGACAAGTTAATCTGATTGATGACGTCGCCTTTCTGCACCCTTAGATTGATAGCGTCTGTCATTTGAGCGATGGCGCTGTAATTAGCTTTTGCAAGCATTAAATTTCCGAGGTTAGAGACTATTGTCGTTACGTCTTGCTTTGCGATTGCGCCGTCGTTGAGCTTTTGCTTAACTAACGCGTCTACTTTCGCAAGACTTACCGCTTCATCGTCAATCATGTCCTTACTGATTGAGATTTTGACGACAACACGGCTTTCTCCTGATTTTTCACCTTCGCCAAAGAGATCATAGTACGCAATAGATACATCATAGATTCCTGCGCCGCAAGTGTGGCTGTAGCTGTTGTTTTCTGTCTTGATTGTCTTTTGCCCATCAGTACCACTGATATAAATGTTCATCCCGGCGCAGTCTTTCGGAATGGCCTCAGCTGTCAGTCCGAAACCGCCGATAGTACTTGTGAGTACTGGCGGATTAGGCTTCTTCGGTACTGGCTTGTTATACTGCAGTATCGCTGGCGCGGAGTATTTTCCGATTGCGGATTTTGCGTATAAATACAGTTTCCCGCTTCGTTCAGTCAGCGGCAGGATAGCGGACAAGTTATTCGTTCGTGCTAACAGTCCCGCCGTTTCAGCCCCTGCGTTTTCCTCTGTTCGGGTCTCGCAAAAAGCGACGTCC